CAAAAAGCCAACCGGTCAGAGGGCGCACCGCTGTCAAAGCACTGGTGACCTGCTCGCCGACAATTGGGATCGCGGCGACCACGCCTTCGTTCTCGGCGGCGGCAGCAGCGCCTCCGAACAGGATCGATACCCATCCGAGCAGGCCGCCGCGATCGGCATGCTTCACCGTCTGCGAGCCGCGCTGGCGTAGATCCGAAACCGTCATGTCCTCGCGGCCATTGTCGGGGCGTTGTTCGCGCGGCACGGCCGTCTCGAGAGCCGCTTCGGTGAGCGGCCCGACAATGCCGTCGGCGGTAAGACCATTGTCAGCCTGGAAGGCGCGTACCTGATGATCCGTGGCAGGACCAAAATCACCATCCCTCTGAAGGTGATAGCCAAGTTCGATCAGGCGCTCTTGCAGCGCCCGAACGCGAAAGCCTTCCGAGCCCAGGCGCAATGACGTGCGACGGGCAGCCGAACGCACCTGCGCGGGCCGGCCTTTGATGCGGGCATAGGCCCGCTCCATCATCCCGGCGTAGCGGGTGACCTGGCCGGAGCCGTTGTATCGCCGTGCCACAGTGCGGAAGTCGCGCTGGCGTAGCGCTTCGGCCAAGCCGACGCTTTCCAGGAAGGCGACAAATGCCTTGATCTGCGCTTCCTCGGTAGCTGCGCAGGCAAGTACGAATTCTTGAACGGTTGGATAGCCTACCGCCTGGTGGTTGAACCCCATGATCTGAGGGCCGCCATAGGAGGCGGATTTCAGGCCAGCTGTTTCGTGCAGCTCGGTCATGCGCTTGAGCAGCGCCCAACGGCGATCGTCCCCAGGGCCACCCTGGCCGCCATAGTTGCTGCGCGACCATCCGCGAACCGCCAGACCGAGCGCCTCAGCGCGGGTGCGAAGACTGCTTGGCAGCATGCGACGGAAGATGTGCTTTTCGACGAGGATGATCAGCCGGCCCTTGGCGTCGTAAGGCTCGCCGCGACTTTCCACTTCCAGGATCGCCAGGAGCGTGGCTTCCTCGCAATTCAGGCGTTTGGCAGCATCTTTGACGGCGGTGCCGGCGCCGCCCTGGCCACCGCCCTCCATCAGCGTGTCGATTGTCGATTGCACGGCCGTTCATCCCATGGTGAGTGATGGGTTGAACCTGGTCTGATTTCTGGGAATTGGGGCCGGTAGCAGCTGATACCGGTTGTGAGCACCGCTGGCAGCGGCTCGGCCTAGCGCTTAGCCTCGATCATCATCGCCAGCAGCGGCGGCGTGGTGTTGCTCTGGCGGCGTTTCTTTTCGCGGAGCACCGTCGATCGCGAGACGCCAGACTGGCGGACAGCCTCATCGACTGATGAGCCTTCGTCAAGCGCCTTGTGCATCGAGCGATAGGCAGCCTGACGCGCCTGCTCCAGAGCAGAGGCATGGCCGAGGGGCAAAAGGATATAGGCGCCGATCTTCTTTCCCTCCGGCGCGACCGAGTAGGCCTCGCAGAGTTTCAACGCGACCCTATGGCCAAGCAGTTGAGCCAACCAATGATCCTTGTCGCATGACGCAGGAATGAAGATGCGCGTGCCGCCGTGAGCTTCGACAAGTTTGAGCGCCGCGTCGACGCCGATCGCGTCGGCAACTTCCTGGGTGCCAGGCGGCAGAAGTTCGTAACGGTGGTCGGAGGCCGTCTCGTTCACGACCCAGCCTCGCGGATCAGATCCACCATGCCGTCATAGTTGACGCCTGCGCCGTCGGGATAGCAGGTGACAACCACGCGTCCACGAAGCAGGAAGCGTGCTTTGCCCACACGAACGACCGGCGCGCCTGCTTCCACACCGCGTTGACAGCACGCGCCAATCAACTGGCGAACGTGTTCGACATCGATGCCGTGATGGCGCTCAAGGAAGCGCAGCACGGCGTGATCGGACACGGTGATGGATTTTGAAGGAGCGTCCGTCATGCGGCGGACTTTCCAGCGTTGGCATGCTGTTCTAGGATTGCGACCAAACGAGCTGCGGAGCCGGAACTATGAAACTGCTTGTTGCCTTGCTCACTGGTCTCTTGATCGTATCGACCGCCAAAGCGGAACCGCTTGTGTCGGGCATGTCTGCGGAAGAGTTCATGGCGGCCTTTAGAACCGCATCCAATCTCGAATTCACTGCAGACTGCTGGAGCGAACCCGCTATTCCTGAGTGGGAACGGGCAGCGAGAGAGACCTGTGTCGCCCATATCAGCACCGTCACAGTTGTGGCTGAAGCGCGTGAAAGCGATGCCAACGATAGCCTCGACTATGTTCGGGTCGCCTACTGGGAAGCCGATTTGGAGCAGGCATGGCTCGGCGCAGCATTGTACGCTCTGCTGACCGTCGATCCCGCGAACGTGGCTGTTGAAGATGAGTTCGTGCTTTGGCTCGGTCGGGAGAGGGCGATGCAGAATGAAGAGCTCCGCCAGTTCGGCAACGCAGCTGTCAGCTACCGGGACTATCGCGGCACTCCTGCTGTCGAGTTCAGACATCCCGCGGACGATCACGAGTATTTCTAGCTTGTCGATCATTCCCGCTACCAACACAGTTCACACCTTTAACGTGCGCGGCTCACTCGGCAGCGGTTCGCGCCAGCGGATAACGACGCCATCGAAGCGGCCGGTCCCGTGGGTCAATGTCCAAAAGCGACCAAAGATTATCAGCGGGTCGCCGCGATAACCGCCAAATCCATCCGCCACGGCAAACGCGCGCAGCGCTTTGCCTGTCACCTCAAAGCCGTTAATCTCGACCCCTTCGACTGCTTTGAACTCATCACCGCCGATCCAGATCGATATCTCATCGACACCGATGCACAGCGGGTCTGGGATGAGCTTGACGCAGGCTTTGGTCCGCATGCCGCCATACTGCTGGATGCGCTCTCCTGGCCGCGCATGGCGCTTGCGATGCGCCCGAACCGTCTGCAGCTTGGTGTAGTTGCGGATCTTCGGCCAAAAGCTCTGTTTGTAGTTATAGGCAACCATCACGCAGCCGCCTTGCGCCTAGCACGCAGCTGTTTGCCGAGCGCGTTCATCACCGGGATCCAGTCTGGCTCCTTTTGAAGCTCTCGCGGACTGGAAACTCCGGTGTGCGCTATCAATTCGATTATGAGCTGATCTCGCAGTCCGCTGCCCCAGTTAAGGTGGGGGTGCAGCTTTGCGATCTGGGCACAGGCGACCTTGAAGCCTGCAAGGCGCGCATGCTCGGGCATAGTGTTGGCCACATACCAATCCACACCACCCTCACGGGCAAGCCAGCTCTTGAGCGCCTCGATCACTTTGGCGGCATTGGCAGCATCATGCAGGAATTGCGTGTGCTCCAGGCCTGTCTGCCGCTTCACGAAGGCAAGCAGCGCCTTGTCGTCGCGGTTGCGCACCAGGCCGAGGTTCCAGCCTGCAATCCAAAGCGCCTGCAGCTTCTTGGCATAGGGGCCTTTGAGAGCCGTTCGAGACCCTTTCGAAGCGGCCTTACGACCGTCCGAATTAAGATCATCGAGCACCTTGTGGCGCTGCGCCTCGGACATCGCCTTCAAGCTGCTTTTGCCAGTGATGCGCTCGAACCGTTCGCGCGCATCCTCCTTGTCGATATCGCGAGCGCGCAGCGCGGCGTGGATGGCTCCCATGGTGTTCATGATAGCTCCCTCGTGCTTTTGGCCTTATGGGCGAGTTTCGCGGTTGCGAGGATGAGCGGCTTCACCTCCGGTTCGGCAGCGTCAAATCCGATCTGCCCGCGATCCTTCCGGCCGGCCAATCGCGGCAGAAGCGCGCGCGGCACGGCGATCCAATTTTTTGGGTCGGTGTTGGTGCGATTGCCATCCAGGCACTTGAGCGCGTGGCCTTCCGGTACCGGACCATTTGCCTTTTCCCAAAGCCAGCGGTGTTTCAGTACATAGCGGCGCTCGAAACCTGTGTGAGGGTTCGTCTCAGCGACGCTGACTTCGATGTATCCATCCCTGCTCACCCGCTCGTGTCCGAGAAACTTGGTTGTGTGAGGCCGGTTTCCTTTTTTGAACTGGGTCCGCGCGCTGTTCGGATTGAAGGGCATTTTCTTGCCCTTGTTGGCTGGCGTTAGCCCCGGCTCAAAACGACCAGTGCGCCCGGTGAACCAGCCCTTTCGCTTGCAAAGCGCCTTGAAGTTTTGCAGCGATACATCGCTCCGGCAAAAGGTGCTGCAGAACAGTTCCCACGCTTCGCGGCGCGGCATCTCTTTGTGCCCTTCGATCCACCAAAGCTCGGTTTCGCTATACGGGATGACCCTGCGTTTCATGGCTTTTTGCTTTCGATGGCAGGCAACCGATCGGCGATCATGCCGCCATACTCCGCATAGAGATTGGCAGCTTTCAGCTGCAAATCTGCGTTGCGAACGATCTTGTCAGATACATCGACAATGGCCTCGGTGCGCTTGATCTCCTTCTCCAGTTCGTCCTGGTCAAGGTCTTCATCGGACAAGCGCTCAAGCTGGGCGAACAGGTGATTGTTGAGGTCCGAAAGCTTGTTCTTCATTGCTTGCCACCGAACGGCTTGGCACCCGCCAGACCTGAAACGACCTGCTGGTTACCGATCTCGATATTGCCCTGGACAAGGTCCAGAACCTGCTGGGGCGTCATGCTTCGCTGATCCTGGAGGGCAATGAGTTGGCCGACGAACTGGCTGGCGATGGCGAGCATTTCTTGCGCTGTCAGTTCGTTCTGGTGCTCCTCCAGAAGGTCGATGAGCTTGGAGCGAAAAGCATGGTGTTTGGCTTGCGGCTTGACGATCATGCTGCTTTCTCCTCATCAATCCGGCGTTGCAGCTCGGCGATCACGGCATTCATGCGTGCCTTGGCCAGTTCCTCGCGGCGTTTCACGTCGACCATCTTCTCAGCCGTATGGGCGAAGTCATGTTCGCGCTGGGCGTTAGCGAAGGTCGTGAGGAGCTGCTCGAGCGTGTAGTCCTGCATCACAGCCTCCGTCCTTCAGCTTTGCTTTCGTCGAGCGCCTCTCGAAGGTCGGCGAGCTTTTCGATGACGGCGTCGCACTCGACCACAATCGCGTTGTCGACGTCCCCATAGGTGCCAGCGACTTCCAACAACGCATGCTCAATGCGTTTCATCCGAGCCGTCGCGAAGCGGTGCATGCTGGCTGGCGTGAAGTGCTTCGGTGCCTTGATCTGGGACATCACGCGACCTTCCCGGCGTCCGTTTCCACCTCGGTCGGCTCGATTGCAAAATCCTCACCCGCGCTTTTGATGGTCACGCCTTCGACGGCCTCGGCGGCCTTGGCCTCTTTCAGCATCGCCTCCTTGTCGATCGCCTCCTCGGTGCGGATGAACCGTTTGAGGCCCAGTTCCTTCAGCCGGGCGATCACGTCTTTGGCTTTCTGGATGCTCACCTTCGCCGGGCGCTTGCGCCAGCTCACCTTGCCGGTGGCGAACTTGTGGAACTTCACTTTGCCGCCTTGGGTGAGCTCATCGCGGTTGGCCTCGCAATAGCTCTGCAGACCTTTCTCCTTGGCGATGAGCTCGGCGTGCAGCGGCTCGATCGCCTGCTCGACCACCTCGGCGATCGCGGCAAGTTTGGCTGCGGCATCGGCCTGATGCGCGGCGATCAACCGACGCAACTGGCCGATCCGCGCCATGTGTTCGACGGCCTGGTCGCGGTCCTGCGGGACGGGTAGTGCCAGGGCTTTGCGTTTGGCGGACATCAGGCGGTCTCCTTCAATGCTTCTGGTTGCGGAGCGTTGCGCAGTTCATCGACGGTTTCGGTGATGGCGCGGCCGAGGTTCTCGGCGAACTTGCGATCTTCATCGCCGGTGATCGCGCGGCTTTGCTCGATATGTTGGACGTAGACTTCAGCGGCGAGCGCGACGTCCCAGAGATCCATCACACCAGCGGCAAGGCGCTTCACATCGCGGGCGCTCATGCCGATGGCGCCGCGCAGCGATCCCGCCGCGATCGGCGCGGCCAGATCGACCACGTCACGAGCTTGCGGGCGAAACTGCTGGCGATGCGCGAGTTTCAGCTTCTCGATCAGGCCATCAGTGACCTCTGCCAGTTCACCATCGCTGGCGAGCGAGCGTTGGATCTTGCGGTAGGCGGCGATGATGGTCGTGTGGTCCTTTTCGAAGGCTCGACCAATGCGTGCCCAAGACCAGAGCGTCACCTCGCGCACCACATAAGCGGCGAGCGCGCGTGCGTGCGAGACCTTCGTCGTGCGCATCTCGGACAGGATGACGTCCGTGGAGATGCCGGTCTCGGCTGCGACCTCGTCAATGATCAGGCGAATGGCGAGGCTCACGCCACGTCTCCGGTATCGCCAATGCGCCCGACGATCGGCACAACGTTGTCGAAGCGCACGGTCGGCCGACGTAGGCCCTCCGGCATGGCAAGGAGGCTGCGCAGCTCGGCGATCTCGTCGCGATCAGACTGGTGTTGTGCTTCCATCTGCTCGACAGTCTGCGCCCATTCGAGCATGGCGTCTTTGAGCGACGTGACGGTCGCATGCGTGATCGGTTGGCCTTCGGTCAGGGCTTGATCGATCGCCGCTTCGGTCAGCCGAATGGTCGTGGAAAGCTCCATCTCAATACTCCTTTGAAAGCCGGGAATGGGGACAGCCGGACCGGCACGCGCGGTACATTTTCACGCGCAGTCCGGACGTTGCCGCGAAGGGTTTCTTCTGCCAGTTCAGGCACTCGTCGCGGGTCACCTCGACCAACTCCGGACATGCGACTTTCTCCTTAAGGAGGGCGCCGCGCACACGTTCTTCAACGGTCGCCATGTCGCCTGCGTAGGTCTTGGAAATCGCCTGGCTGACAACCGAACTGGAATAGCCAACCACTTTGGCGACGGCGCTCTGACTGGTCGCCATGGCCGTCTCGGCGAGGGCGATAATCCAGTCCGGGGGATTACCCCAGGCGTCGTGTGCGCGGGCGACGAGGTCGGGCTTGTCGAGGCGGCTGCTCATGGCGCGGCCTCTGCTTTGATCGGCCCGACGATCTTGTCGTGGTTCTGGTCGTAGACCATCTTCGCCGACAGGATCATCGGAGCATTCGGCCCGGTGTTTTTGGCTGGATCGAGCCGATAGACCTGCGGGTGGCGTGGCCCGCCAGGTTGAACCACCATCAGGTAGCCAGCAGCATTCAAGTGTTTGATGAAGGAGGCGGCCGTCTGAACGGTGATCGACACGCCTTCGACGGACGCAAACTTTGCCAGGTCGCGCTTGTCGAAGCGCGGGGCCATGCGGATGTAATTCCACATGTTCTGTTGTCGGCGGCCCTGCTGACCTTCGCTGCCGTCGCGCGTCAAAGGCGGAAGCGTGCGTGGAGTTCGCAGGATTTGGTAGACGCTCTTTTGGTAGCGATGATCGCGATCGCGCAGCGTTGAACGCTGAACGCAGGCGATGATGCCAGCTGCCTCAAGGCGGCGAACAAAGTCGCGAACGCTGTCGATCCGGTCATTGCCCGCAAGGTCCAGATCGCTGACGGTGAACGTTGCGTCCTTGCCCATGGCGCGCAACTTGTTCCACCAGAACTTCTGTCCGCGCAGCACCACCTTGCCGGGGTCTTTGAGTTCCAAAACCGTGCTCATCACGCCGCCTTCTTCTTGCGGTAGCGCGTGGGCGTTTCACCGGTGTGGATCGGGCCGCGATAGGTCTCCTGATCCATGGTGGCGGTTCCAGCGTTCAAGGCCTCGCCTTCAACCTGGTAGAGCGTGGTCGCTATGCGACGGGCGTTGCCCCGTGTCTGCGCAATGATGTCGCCAAGCAGCCCGTCGGAAATCTCGACCTTAGGCACCAGATAGTCGGCAAGCATGCGTGCATCGTCGAGGTCGCAGGGTTGTGCCAAAGCCCATTCCAGAACCCGGCTATGCACACGCTCGAACTCGGCCGCGCCAAGCTTGGCACCGAGGCGCTCCTCGCCAATGAGGACCACGGGGATCTGCAACTTGTCGTGCAGGTCGCGAACAATCTCGATGATCTTGCGGTCGAGCAACCGGTCGGCCTCATCCAGCAAGATCACTTGATCAGGATCGCCGGCAAGGATGTTGATCACACGGTCGAGAAGATCGGTCAGCGTTCCCTTGTGGTTGGGCTCATCAAGCTCGGTGAGAAGCTTCTTGAGGAAGTCCTTTTTTGTCCATGTTGAACCGACCTCCAGGTAGATCGCTCGTGCCGCATTGCGTGCGTAGGAGGCCGCAATCGTCTTGCCGAGGCCTGGGTAGCCGGAAAACACTCCAAAGGCCTCCATGCCGTTGGGTCGGTTCTGCAGCCGGTCGATCATCGTCATGAGCGCCGATACGTTTTTGAGCGGCGCGATCGATGATGGTGTCTTGACGTCGGTCATGGCCGTGCATCATCCTTTCTTGGTCTATCAACTGCCCCGTGCGGCCTCTGGCTGCCG